CTCCATATAAACCTAATACTGATTTATTAGAATATCAATATAAAACGTATCATACAAAACGAAAAGATATAAAAAGCAGCTTGACATTCCTTGGTAAAGAGAATAGTATAGATCATGAGTATGATAAATTGCATGATGCAATTAACGATCTTGATCTTAACTTAAAAGTTTGGAATAAGCTAAAGTGGCAAATTGAGTTATAATATGGGATCTTTAGATGATGTATATGACTTGACGCAAAAACTAGAAGATAGTAATATAGAATATCTTCTAATAACTGTTCAAAAAGGTAAAAAGCAAGGAAAAGCAGATGTATTTTTTCACTTAAAAGATAAGTCTTCCATGAGAATCTTAGCTACTGGATTAGCGGCTTTTGATAAACAAATAGATAAAATACAAAGAGAGGAAGAAGATGACGAATAAAGATTTTAATAGTTTATTTGATCAAGTGGATCTACCTCTTTATGGAGTAAGACTTCCAGAATTTAAAATAGATAATGAATATAAGCATGACTTAGAAGTAAGTGAAGATGTATCAAATTATGAATTCCTGAGAGCATTAGCTTTAAAAGGATTTAAAAAATTAAATCTTAAGAAAGATTCTGATTTATATAAAAAATATATTGAAAGAGCAAAGTACGAATTAGAAACTCTTAAAGAATTAGAGTTTATTGATTATATTATTTTGGTTTGGAGTGTTATTGATTATTGCAATAAGAACAACATTCCAGTTGGATTAGGTAGAGGTTCAGCAGCTGGTTCTCTTATACTATATCTAATTGGAGTTACTCAAATTGATCCAGTTAAATATGATCTTTATTTTGAAAGATTTATATCTAAGATTAGAGCCAAAAAGCAAGTTGTTGATGGAGTGACCTATTTAGATGGTAGTTTAATGTGTGACGTAGATTTGGATATTTGTTATTATAATAGGCATAAAGTTCTACAATACCTAGAAGAACAATTCAAAGGTAAGACTAGTAAAATTTTGACATTAAATACATTAAGTGGAAAACTCTTAATTAAGGAGTGCGGAAAAATCGTTGGAGAAAAATCAGAACAAGAGATGACAGAAGTATCATCCATGATTCCAAAGATTTTCGGACAAGTTAAAGATATTACAACAGCTTTTGACGAAGTTCCTAAATTTAAAGAATGGTGCGAATCTAATAAAGATATTTATGCCGTTGCTCTTAAACTAAGAAACTTAATCAAAAATAAAGGCGTTCATCCATCTGGAGTTTTGTTATCTTATAATGATTTAGAAAAATCTTGTCCAACTGAATTATCTGGAGACAAAGAAGCGGTATCAAGTTTTGATATGAGTTGGGTTTCATTATTTAATATTAAACTTGATATTCTAGGCTTAAGAAGCGTTTCTGTAGTAGATGATGTTTGTAAAAGTATTGGTAAAAAAATAACCGATATTGACTTGAATGATGAGTCTATTTATAGAAATCTACAAGACCTAAGAAATCCTCATGGCCTATTTCAAATTGAAGCAGAAACTAATTTTAAAGTTTGTCAAAAAGTTAAGCCTAAGAACCTAGAAGAATTAAGTGGAGTTTTAGCTTTAGCTAGACCTGGAGCTTTGCAATTTGCTGATAAATATGCTGCTCATACTAATTTTCAACAATCTGAAAGCATTCACCCATTCTTCGATGACATATTAAAAGATACTGGTGGAGTAGCTTTGTATCAAGAGCAATTAATGAAGATGGCTCATAAAATTGGATTCACCTTAGATGAAGCAGAAATTTTAAGAAGAATTGTAGGTAAAAAGAAAACCGAAGAAATTAAAGCTTGGAAAAAGAAGATCGAAGATAAGATTAAAGAAAATAAACTTCCAAAAGAAGTAGGGGAAATCTTATGGAAAATCTTGGAGGATTCAGCGAACTATTCATTTAATAAATCACATTCAATCGCTTATGCAGCTTTAGCCGCGATTACTATTTATTTAAAATTCAACTATCCTCAACAATTCTTTTTATCTCTACTAAAGATGACTAGAAATGAACCAGATCCAATTGGTGAAATATCTAAAATTCAAAAAGAAATGGGTCACTTCGATATTAAATTATTAAAACCTCATATCATTAAATCTCAGATGGATTTTTCAATAGAAGGTTCTGATATTAGATTTGGATTATTATCAATTAAAGGTATTTCAGATAAGTCAATTGAGAAGTTAAATGGATTTAGAAACAAGTACTCCAATAAGTTTGAAATTTTTCAAGCAGCAGAAGAAGCAGATCTTAACATCGGAGTATTATGTTCGTTGATTCAAGCTGGAGCTTTAACTGGATTTAAACAATCTAGAAGTAAAATAGTATTAGAAGCTCAACTTTGGAATATATTAACATCAAAAGAAAAGAAATATGCAATTTCATTTGCCGAACAATTTGATTATGATCTTATTAGAATCATTAAACATTTAAATACATTTACTGATGAAAAGAATAAAGTTATAATTAAGAGCTCTAGATTAGATACAATTAAATCTAAATACGAACCCTACCTTAAAATATACAATCAAAATAGCAAGAGCGAAAGTTTTGCTAATTGGTATTATGAAAAAAGACTTTTAGGCTATACTTACGAAAGAACATTAAAAGATATCTTTAATGAAAAGAGAGAAGATTTATTGTTTATTGATGAAATCATGGATTTGCCAGTAAATCAAAAAGTAGCATTAGTTGGAGAAGTTACTGATGTACATTCTGGTATATCAAAGAACGAGAAGAAAACCAAATACCTAAGACTTAAAGTTTCAGACGAATCTGGCGATATTACTGTATTATTATTTAATGATAAGATAGAAAATTGCAAAACTTTGAATGGAAATAAGAATCCAGAGGAAAAGAATATTGTAATAGTCAAAGGTATTAAAAAAGAAGACTGCATATTTGCTGATTTAGTAGCCGTTCAAGATCATCAAATATATATGAAATTAAGCGAAATTAAAAAGATTTGACATTTTATTAAACATAATATATCATCACTATATGATATCATTCTACAAACCTAATAGTAAAAATACTGGAACCGCTTGCAGTTTCACAGTAAATTCAAAAGATGCTTCTATTTGGAGCTCATTAATTAAACAATCTTCTTGGAATGAAGCTAAGAAAATTGGCTCATTTTCTGAAAATCAAAATAATCCAAACAAAAGTGTTAAGATCAAGTTTTCTTTAACAGAAGCTGCTGGTCTTCTAGACGCTCTTGAAAGAAATACCGAATTTTCTGCATATCACACATCAGAAAAACAATCTACACAAATTAAATTATCTCCATATATTAGAGAAGATAAACAAGTTGGATTCTCTTATATGGTATCTAAAACAGATAAACAAAATAGTGAAAATAAACAATCATATTTAATTGGTTTTTATTTTAATGAGGCTCGCTTGCTAAAGCAATTTTTATCTTATGCATTAGATTCCGTTTTTGAATGTCAAAGAATAGAAACAATTAAAAAACTTAAAAACTCTAAAAAAGAAGATAACGACGAAAATCAAAACGATGCCAAAACTGATAATGATGGCGAACTTTGGTAATGTCTAGAAAAAAGAAATTTTTATATCATTCAGATTTTGCTTTAGCCAAAACAGGTTTTGGTAGAGTTTCTAAATCTTTATTAACTTATTTATATAAAACTGGTAAGTATGATATCGTGCATTATTGCTGCGGTATGCAAGAAGGAAATCCAGATTTATTAAAGACCCCTTGGAAATCTTTAGGCGCTCTTCCAAATTCTCAAGCAGAAATAGAACAATTAAATAAAGATCCAAACCAAGCTAGAATGGCTAGTTATGGCTCATATTACATAGATAAAGTTATAGAGCAAGAAAAGCCAGATGTTTATATTGCTGCTCAGGATATTTGGGGGGTAGATTATAGCATATCTAAACCTTGGTTCAAAAAAATTAAATCTTCAATTTGGACAACCTTAGATTCTTTACCTATCCTACCTACAGCTGTAGCTTGCGCTCCAAAATTAAAACACTATTGGATTTGGAGCGATTTTGCGACAAAAGCTCTACATGAAATTGGACATAAGCACATAGATACAATGCACGGCCCTATTGACGTTAATAGTTTTTATAAATTATCACAAGACGAAAGAAGGGATTTAAGAATTAAAAATAACATTTCTCCGAATGCCTTTATTATTGGATTTGTTTTTAGAAATCAACTTAGAAAAAGCGTACCAAATTTATTAGAAGGTTACGCTCTATGGAAAGCCAGAAATCCAGAAGTAAAAAATACATATTTATTGTTGCATACTCATTGGTCTGAGGGTTGGAATATATATAAATTAGCAGATGAATATGGAATCCCAAAGAGCGAAATTTTAACAACTTATGTATGTAAAGTTTGCGGAAATTATGAAATTAAAAATTTTACAGGACAAGAGTTAGATTGTAAATTTTGTGGAGCACAAAAAGCGCAGATTACAACAAATGTTGGACTTGGAGTATCAGAGACTCAACTTAATGAAGTTTACAATTTAATGGATGTATATTGTCATCCATTTACAAGTGGAGGACAAGAGATACCTATTCAAGAAGCAAAGCTCACAGAGCTAATCACTTTAGTTACGAATTATAGTTGCGGTGAAGAAATGTGTTACGAAGAAGCTAATTCTCTAGCTTTAGATTGGTCGGAATACAGAGAGCATGGAACTGAATTTAGAAAAGCTTCTACAATACCAAGTTCTATCGCAAAACAACTTCAAAAGGTTTGGAAAATGCCTATTCAAAAAAGAATAGAAATGGGAAAAGCCGCAAGAGAATGGACTATAAATAATTACTCTTCTGAGGTTATTGGCAAAAAATTTGAAGATTTTATTGATTCTGCAGAGTATATAGATTATAAAAATTTCTCAATTCAAGCAGAAGACCAAGATCCACTTTTCAATGTTCCTAAAATAGATAATGATTCTGAATGGTTAAAATGTTTATATGCTAATATCTTAAAAAGACCAGATGTAGACGAAAACGACGATGGCCATAAATACTGGATGCAAGAATTAGGAAAAGGCAAAAAACGAGAAGAGATTGAAAACTATTTTAGACAAGTAGCTTGGCAAGAGAATCAAAAAAATAAAAAAGTCAATTTTGAAGATCTTTTAGACAAAAATGATAAAGGCAAAAGAATATTATACGTTATTCCACAAGAAGAATCAGACGTATTCTTAAGTACTAGTCTATTTCCTTCTATTAAAAATCTTTATCCAAACCATAATTTATATGTTGCCACAAAAAATGAATTTTTCGAAATATTAGATGGCAATCCTAATGTTCATAAAGTAATACCTTTTGTTCCACAAATGGAAAATCAAATTTGGTGTGAAGGCAATAAAGATCACGAAGGTTATTTCGATATAGCATTTTTGCCCTACGTTGGAACACAAAAAATATTAAACTATTTACATAATGCTAAAGATAAAATTGAATTTGATATTAAGAATTTTTAATATATATTATGCATACTTTAGAATCATTTGCAACATCTTGTGGAGTTAAAATCAATAGACCATATATTTATGAAAAATATTATCCATTAAATTTTGATAAATACATTATATTAGACACAAACGATAACAAAGCCCCAGCTAAAAATTACGATTACTGGCAAGAAGTAGTTAATCTTATTCTTCCAGAATTAAATAAAGCTAATATTAAAATACTACAAACTTGTGCGCAAAATGATCTAAAATTACTAAATGCTTATACAGTTATTGGCGAGACATATAATCAAAAAGCATATTTAATTAAAAATGCTCAATTATACGCAGGTTCTAATAACTTTGGTATTCAACTAGCCTCTTATTTAAATAAGAAAACTGTAGCATTATATGGTAATATCTATGCTGCTCAAAATAAGCCTTATTGGAGTAAAGATCAGGACATTGTTCTTATTGAAGGATTTGAAAAAGGTAAGCCATCTTACGCTGCTCAAGAACAACCCAAATTAATTAACGAAATTAAACCAGATAAAATTGCAGAAGCTATTCTCAATAAATTAGATATCAAGCCTAATGTAAAATATAAATTTACAAACATTGGATTAAATTTTAATACTAAAACTATAGAGATGTTGCCAACAATGATAGTTAACACTCAGGCATTTAATGTTCCTCATATTATAGTTAGAATGGATTTACATTTTAGTGAAATTGTATTGGAAACAGAATTAGCGCAAAATAAATGTATTATCGTAACAGAAAAAAGTATATCAGAAGAGATAATCAAAAAGTATAGAGCAAACATTGTTCAAATCATCTATAAAATAGACAAAGACAATAATCCAAACTTTATTAAATTATTAAAAAGTTTGAATATCCAATATGGGCTAATGTCCGATTTAGAGCAAGAAGAGATTGATAAAATTAAAATAAATTATATGGATTTAGGTTTAATTATAAAAGCTCAAACCAAGACTAAAAAAGATTTTAATGTTAAAGGTAAATACTACAAAAGTAATCGTTTTATATTAAGTGATAATAAGTTATACATGAGCGAAGCTGCTGTAGAAAAAGATTTACCTATTAAAGATTTTAATGAAAATATCCAAGAGATAATTGACACAGATACATTTTGGAAATATGCAGAAAATTATGCTTTTTTAGTTGACTAGTTTATATAAATAGACTATCATTACTAATAATGAGCCCAAAAATTAAACAACAAGATCAAACCTCTTCTATTGGAAGTTCGGCGCTTTTTGATACGAATATTATTCCGCAATTGGTTAATGAACCAGTACTAGAAGTAGTCCCACCAAAACTTATTACCAGAAATAAGTATGGGTTAATTGAAGATAAAAATATCAATTACGTATATAATGATGATGCAACAATTAATTGGCGTAAAATGGTTAAACAAGAATATCTTGTACCAAATAGACAAAAAACTCAAGAAACAGACGTATCTAAATTAGAAGATAAGGATTTACTTATTCTTTTAGGTGGCATAAAAGAACTTGCTCAAATTAGAGGTTATACTAGCGTTGAATATAAAGTAGTTGCAGCTAGTGAAAATTACTTTGCTACATCTTGTAAAATTACATGGATTCCTAATTATGAAACAAGTGGCAGAGTTATCGAGTTTGAAGCTCTTGCTGATGCCACTTTAAATAATACAAAGAGTTTTGCTAGATTCTTTTTAGCAGCGATTGCAGAGAATAGGGCATTCGTAAGATGTGTGCGTAATTTCCTAAAGATTAACATTGTGTCTCAAGAAGAACTTGGAGATGCTAAACTTTTAGAAGAAGCGGTTTCATCAAATGAAAATCCAACTTCTCCTCAAGTACTACTTGAAAAAGTTATGAAAGATAAAGGCGTATCATTTGAATATCTAAAAGAAAAACTTGTAAAAGAAAAGTTCGAAGGAGCAGAAAGTTTAAGCTCCGTTCAAGATATTCAAAAGTCTAAAATTTTTGAGCTGATTGATAGAATTAAAAAAATTAAGAAATAATTTATAATCCAGAAAGTGCAGATATCAGAGTATTCACTCTAGCTTTCAACAAAGTCATATCCAAGTATTCTCCTATAGAATAAAAAGCTATTCTTGCTGGCACACATTCACTAAGGCTATTACTTAGATTGGCCCGACCAAAAACTAAATAATTTGTTGTTGCATCTGGAGTTACACTTGCTACACTAGAAAATGTATAGCTTGATGATGCTGGAGAAGTAGTAAGTGGATAATACAGAGTATGTTGAGAAGTGCTATTTTTTGTAACACCATAGATACCTGCTACATGAGAAGAAGTTCCATAAGGAGTGAAAATTTGGCTTTGAGTGGTTCTAGCGCCCGCACCCATTCCCAATGCTCCAGAAGTACCTTTAAAGAAAGCAATATGGGACAAACAAGTTGTTGGTGATCTTGCCCCAATAAGATAATAATAAGTAGCATTTAGCGGAATAGTATTACTATGATGATATACTGATAAATGAAAATTATTTTGAGGATCTGCATTATGGGCTCTATTACTATTTAAATACTTAGTAGTACCATCACTTAAAAGACCAGTGCTTCTACTATAATCAGAAGATGTAAAAAAAAAGCTAGTTGGGGCAGTTCCTTTTAAGGGTACAAGAGCGCCATTTAAAGTTCTTGCGCCAGCAAGTATACAACAACTTTTTATAGCATCCCATATTCCATCGCTTTTGCATCCATCTATAAAATTATTAATAGCTGTTTTTACTGAAGACTCTAATGATTGACCATCAGCAGCCTCAACAGCAGCAATATATGTTGATGCTTCTGTTACAACAGAAATAGAATCTGAACGGCTTATAATTCCAAAAGAAACTGATGGTAATATTATCATGCAGCTGTATTTCCGTACATTAAATATCCATTATTTCCTGTATGGAGTAGTGAAATTCCAGCGTATTGTCCTGCTGTTTTGTATTGATTATTGTAACTATTAATTAATACTCCCACTCCAGAACCAGTAATTTGAATTTGTCCTGCTCCAATTTGAATTATTGTAGTGTTAAATCCTGTAATATTTCCACTTACTATTGTACCTGTAATTAATATAGCCGAATTTGCGAATATCATTCTTGCATTTTGTGTTCCAGTAATATTAAAATTAGCAGAAACATTTAAAAGGTCTGGCACAGCATTTATTATTTTTCCATTTTTAAAATCTATTCCAGAAGCAAATACGCCACTTCCACTAACATTTAAATTTCCACTTATTGTTAGATTTCCACTTATTCCTTGATCTCCAGTTATGTAAACTACAGAATTATTAAGTGTATTTGTTTGACTTTGTAATGAATTTCCTGTAGATATTAAATTACTAGCTAAAGCAATTCCACTATTATTCAAAGTTAAATTTCCAGAAGGCATGAAGTTTATATTATTACCAGTTATCACTACATCTCTTAAAATTCCAAGATTAGTTTGTTGAGCTCCAATGATTAAATTATTATTATTATCCCAACCAAAAACACCATACTCGCCAGTATTGAGTCCTGTTTTATTAAAGATATTAAATTGTTGAGGATTTGCGCTATTATACTGAGTGAAAAGTCCTCCACTTAATGAAACGTTCATAGTACTTCCAGTTAATATTACATCCCTAAGAATACCAGAATTAGTTTGCTGTGAGCCGATAATTAATGTATTGCTGCTATTCCAACCAAAAAATCCAAATTCTCCAGTATTCGTACCAGTTTTATTGAACACTCTTAAGTTTTGTGGATTAGTACCACTAATAATATTTATTCCAGTTGTGAAGCTTTTTACTCCACCTATGTTTTGATTACCAGTAGTAAAGACCGTTCTTCCACTTAAATTTGTTAATGCTGAGCTTAAAGCAAATCCTGTTAGTATTAAATCTCCGCTGACTGTATCTATTCCCGTTTGCAAATAACCACTCATCGCTAGAATTTCTGAAGTATTGAAAACATTACTTAATGTGCCAGTTACTCCAATTGGTCCATTAGTAGCCCAACTTAATGCTAAAATTTGATTTGTTAATTTTCTATTGAATCTTACTCTATCTAAAGGCACTTGATTGCCTGGACTTGGAAATCTAAAAAATGGATCTTGATCTAAAAATGTATAATCTCTGTCATATCCAGTAAATGTTAACCATTCATTAATTAATGTATCGTAAGGCTTTATGTTAACGTAACCACTTTTAATAGGATTTCCATTATTAGAAAAAGATGAATTAGTTGAAAATACATTATCTGTTCCCATGTACATTTCTCTAACTTGAACTCCACTACTATATAATTCTGCTACCCAACTTTTAGTTTCGTCTGATAAAGCTTGATTTATGATTGAAGTGATATTCGCTTCTTGAAGCATGCTTTCTTTTGTTTCACTATAAAATACAAAACCGCCCTTAATATCAGGGTATAAAGCTTTTAGTCCTGGAGTAGATAAATTAAAATTATTATCTGCAGTAATACCTACATCAATACTATAATCACCATCTACAGGAGGTTTAAGATTAAAAGATACATTATCATTTTGAAAATATCCCACTAAATAACCATCTGCATTTGTAAATCTATTAGAAGCTGGAGTTGATTGAGATGTCCATTTTCCTGCTGTGCCTGTTCGAGAATCTATAGCTATATAAAAACTGTTAATTGGTAAAGTAGCAAAAAAATTCAATCCACTATTGTCTGTATTATTTGGATATACCGAATAACTTATATTTGCCCCATTGTTTTCAGCAAATCCAGTAAATGTAGATGTATAGATATTATTTTCAGAAAAAGTGCCAGTTATATAATCAATTCTAAATTGAAGATCTTTTGCTTTCCAAGTTTTTAATAAAGGATATAAATTATTAATTCTCCAAGCTAAATTTATTCCATAATCTCTAAACTTATTTGCAGTAAGTAAATTTGAATTTACACCACTTAAGCTATCAAGGCTTGTTGAATATTCAAAATTACTTAGGGTAATAAAATTTGTAGCATCATTTAAATTTGCATTTAAAAAAGTTATAGGATTAGGGGATCCAGCAAGATAACCATTTGAAATATATCCATAACTATTTAATCCATAAGCTCTAAAATAATAATTTCCATTCACCGCATCTAGTCCAAAAGAAGAAGATGGATTTGTAACTACTATTGAGCCAATTTGAAAATCGTTTTTTGGAGCTTGTATTGAGTTTCCTTGATTATTATAAAAAACAGTAGTAAGATCACCAGCATTAAAATCACTACCAGTCTTAGCAAAAATTTTCCAATAGGTCGTTTCTCTTGCTCCTGGTCCACTAGTTGGTTGAGTTTGAGCTCCAATTACTCCACTTATTCTTAATTGATTTGTATACGAAGTTAAGTTAAAAGAAGAGGGCGTTCCTGCATCAAGAATTGTTGTGCTTCCAGGATCCACTGGTGGAGCTTCTGAAAGAGAAATTCCAGATTCAATTGCTGAATATTTAGAAGGATTGTATTCAATTGCATTAATATTAAATTTATGAGATTCATTTTCTGTTATACTTATTACTTTAAATAATTCAGTTTCTGGAGTTAGATAAAAATTACCTGCACTACCAGTTTGTTCAATAGTCCAAACGGTTCCAGTTGTTAAAGCGTAGTTAGTTGTATCGAATAATTTATTACAAGTAAGTCTTGTTATTGCTCTGTATGGAGTAGGGTTATATACAGAAATTCCACTTATATTGTTTATAGAAAATAAGCCAGTTTGTATTTCGGATCTTTGATATCCAGTAAGAAAATCATTAAAAGTTGTTCCAGTAGTTTTATGCGTAGGAGTTAAAATATTAAATTTATATTGCGCAGCAGAAACACCATTTAAATAACCAGTTAAATCTGAATATGGTTGATCTAGAATAAATTCGTGAGAAGATGGTGTGGTTTTAATTCCTAAAATTCTTCCACCTAATCGATCTACTGTTCTATTACTATCCTGAATTTTTACTATATCTCCAGGATTTAAATATAAAGCATCATATCCTACTGTAAAATTAACTGTTTCTGTTTCATATTGCTCACTAGCTAACGCCCATTTTCCAATTCTATAAGCTTGACCGCGACTCGTACATCCAAAAGCAGTAATTTCAATTTTTCTAACTCCATATTTTCTTAAACCTTCTGGATCTTCTGCGTATTCTATAGTTGGTTTTGCGAAATTAGACATATCATTCCATCTAACTACTGCAACAGTATTTCTTACTTTTCTACTGCTACTTGAATAAATAAATTCTCCATTTTCTACACTACTATTAGTAAATAAAGTCGATGCCTCTTTTGGCATATCTGCTGTAGCGTATATTAATCCATTAGCATAATAAGATAACCCTCTAAAAATACTTGCAAAATCATTTACCAAAGTAAATGCATCAGAGAAGTCGTTAATAACTGTATTACATGTAAATCTTGGTTCTAGTCCTCCAATACTATATCCATCTGAAACAAGAGTGTCGCAGTATCTCGCAATTTGATAAAGATTCCATTTGTCAACATCATAATTTTTAATATACTTTCCTAATCCATATCTACTATTCGTGAGTAAGTCGTAATAACACCAAGCTGGATTATCTGTCCAATATAAACCTACAGGTAAGGACTGATGAGAAACATCAGAAAATTGACCATCCCAATCTCCATTGTATGTTTTTCTAATTGGATCGTAATTACTTGGTATTTTTACTTTTAATAATCTAACATCATAAGCCCTTGGTGGAACTTGACTAAAGTATTCAGTAGTAAATAAACTTTTAAACATTGCAACTTTTGGATATATAAATTTTTCTGCAAAAATTTCAGTAATAGTTGCTACACTAGCAACATCTCTTAAATTTATAACTTTAGATTCTGCAGATGTTCTAGTAATCTCTACTCTCCAACCGATAAAGGAAGATTCTTCCGTATTTATATTATAAAAAGAAGAAACATCAAAATCAAATCTATGTAAAAATCCACTCGTTACTTTACCAGTACTAGAATCATCTCTATTTATAACTAAATTTTCAGAAAATCCAGATGAACTATTGTAACTTAATTTTTTAATTTTAAAATTATAAGTGATTGTTCTATTTCGAATATCACCAATTGTTGTGGATTGTTTGTAGCCTCCAGGATAATCAGCTCGATCTATATTAGGATCATTTTGTTGGTCATATAAAGAGTCAATTTTAATTGCTACAATAATTTTATTTACATTTTTTGATCTTAAATCAATTACTTTCTTAAAATCCGATCCATATCTTAAAGGTTCATTAATATTTAATGTTCGTGAAGCATAAGGTAAGGAATCATAGGTATTTGTAGGCGTTAAATTATTCAAATTACTTTGTAAAAAATTGGCAGTTGTTTGAGTTCCATAATCTGCTCTAAAATTAATAGATGTATAATTAAAATTTCCTGCATCATCAATTAATGGAACTTGCTTCCAATAAACTGATCTTAATTCTGGTTTGCTTCCAGCGTAAGAAGCAAAATTAGCGCTTGTCCATCCTACATTTCCAAGCGTACCATTATAACTATAACTACCAGACACTAAACCTTCGATTGGTCCTTCGCAAATTAAATCTGAAACTTCTGTTTCTGTTCTTGAAAGTTTTTTTGCTCCCTCTACAACAACACCTTCTTCAGCTTCTACTGGAGTGTGAGGTGGGGGCGGAGGCGGAGGAGGCGGTGGTGGTGATCCTCCTCCTCCTCCTTTGTTATGCACAAATATATCTTCTGCAATATAAGTATTATATTTTTCTACAGTAAAATTATAAACAGTAGAATCATTATTGATAATTTCTATATGATCTATTTTTATTCTTTCACCAAATCTATCTACAATCAAATCATCTGTAGTAAAATTTGCAATTTCAATAAATTCATTATTTTGATTTAAAAAAGGATGGTTTGGAGTAGTTCGAATTTTTTTATCTTTAAAAAATACATCAATAACTTTTTCATTATTATGTATGAAAACATTTTCAACTGTACTAATTTTTATAGATAAATCTTTATCAAAACAAAATACTGAATCTCCAATTTTAATATCTTCAATATTTTTATATCCAAAAGGTGTATATATTTTTGTTCCAGCGACAAAACATCCTGCGCCTTTAATTAATTCATTAGGTAAAATATATTTTTTACTCATATATTATGTTGTACGTTGATCTGAAGATGATGGAACATAATTATTATTATAAGAGGCAGATATAGTTTTTGATCCAATTAATAATCTTCCGTATCCTATTGGAATTGGTCCACCCTCTCCAGCCGTATTAGATGGTCCATCAAAAAGATAAGATTTTCCACCACCACCTTTTGCACTGGCTACGTCTGGTGCAGAAAATTCTGGAGCAAGATAAGGAGGCGGAGAAGATAATAAAGAAGCAAATCCTGCTGCTGCAAGACCAATACCTCCTATAATTAAACCTACTCCCAGAGGAGCAGCGGCACCAGTAGCAATTAAAACGACTCCTACAACTATCAGAGCAATACCAAATATTGCTCCGAAAAAACCTCCACCACCTCCAGCGCCTTCAATTATGGGTATTATATCTATGCTTTTTAATTCATCATCTTCAAATTTAGTCATTAAATTTGAATTAAAGACCCTATCAAAATCGTCTCTAATTTCTTCTTCATTCTTAAAACATTTAAAATCTCTTTTATTAACTAGAACTCTATATTTTATATTTTCTTTATCTAATTCTTTTAAATTTTTATAAAAAATTTGAGTATTTGCTTCAATAGCTCTTATTGCTTCTGAAACACTATTAACACTAAGTGACCAATTATTTTTTTTAATTTTTTCTCCAATTATACCATGTAGTTGTATGTTTACCATATAATATATTCCATTTATTATACTGATTTTACTGTAGATGGGAATCCTCCAAATGGAATTCCATCTGCATGTGAACTGGTATATCTTTTTCTACATCCGTTTAATCTTTTTGTACATAGATCTTGATACCAGTAATTTTTATCTGTTGGTGGATAAATTGCACTGTTTAGACTATTTATTTTTGCAACAAAATAATATTTGCACCCATTGATATTTATAAAACAAAATTGCCCTTTATTGTATACTCCAGGACTAGCAGAATTCCATTCTTGTGGAGATCCAGGAGTAATAGCTACTCCTAATAATGTACTAATTATTTCATCTTTATCCGTAGCAACTGGGTATCCATTAGCTGGATTTTGAGAATTATAAACGTTATTTCCGTATTCACAACCACTTCCTCTATATTCAAAACTACAAGATTCAGAATATATAGTTCTTAATGGTAATTTAATATTTTCTAAATCTAAAGCTGAACTCATTTCGTATTCAATAAGATTTTTAGATTCTCTTAATTTTCTGTCTATATAAAAAATATCTGAAGGTAATTCCGCTAAAGAATCTGGATCAATCGCAAGATTATCATCATTTATAATTCCTCCATTGCTTTTAAAATTAATTGCGTCTAAATATCTCAAAAATGTTCTTCGCCTCGTTACTTTTAAACCGATAATATCTCCCACAGATTTAATTGCATTTTTTATTGTTCTAAAGAAATAGTCATATTGACTAATATTATTTTGATTTGAAAAAGTTATTTTAGGTTTTGGTAAAGTTCCTTTAGTTGCGGTTTCGTATCCTTCTACCATAATTGGGAATGGCAAGTATCTTTTTCCTTTCCAAATTAGTTGACCAACTAATTGACCATTTAATAAACTTGAACTATAAGATTCTAAATTAATATCTAAATTATGAAATCTTAATATTCCATTGTCATCTAAATTTACTAAACCTAAATATGGATTTGGTATAGAAGCAGCGTAACTTAAATTATATAAATTTAAATCATTTTTTGCTTGAGCGATTTCTCTTAGATCCAATTCATAAAAACTAATTAAATTTGTAGGACTTAATTTTGATCTTTCTGTAAAGATTTTTTTAGTTCCAGCTTGTTGGTTTACATTTATACTCATATTATATATTTGAAGTCTCTATAAAAGTAGTAGATATATTATAATTATTAAAAAATACATATCTTATAGACCAATCTTCACAAATAAATCTTTTTGGAAAATTTTGCGAAGTACTGTCAAAATTATATGGAAATGGCGCATCAAAGAAAAAATGTTGAGCCCCTCTTCTTTTACTTACAAAATGAGTTATTGCTCTTGTTTCTTGTTTATCTCTACCTTCAAATGTTAAGTTTAATTTTAGTAAAGTATTATTAATACCGTCTTCGGTTCTTTGTTCATAACCATCACCAAATTTTACAAGATTCATTGCTGGTTTAGATTGAATTTCTGAAGCATAATTTGATACCCAAATGAATTCTGGAGCTGAAACTCCAGCAGCAAAAGCACTACTATAAGACCTATATCCTCCCCAATATGAATTAGCGGCCGAAGTAGGGGTATTACCAATATTGTTATTAACTAGACTATAATAATATTGTCCATTTGATGATGGGTGATATACAATATCATTCTTACTGTAAGTAGTAGAATTACCATAAACGCTTACGTCATATATCGAAGATTCTGCCATTTCCTTATACCTTTCCTATTGATTACACTTATTAATAGTGTAATTATAGCTAATGTTAGCTAGAATTTCCAAACAAAATCAACATTTATATATCAATAATACTGGCATTGTTGGAATCCAGAAT